TGTTTATGATATGGGTTTCACAGATGGTTATGATCATGCAAAGCTAGATGCTGCTGGATATGTGGATGGGTTTTTGAAAGAATACTTTGCAAATGATCCTCGTCTAAAGGAGATTCGTGAGCAAGGTTTTAGTCATGTAATGGATTTGGGAAATGAAGAAGAAGTGATTTGGGTTAATGGTCGTCCTGAGATGAAGAAATAAATCATGATTAATCTTCTTCTGCAAAAGCAAGGTAACGTTTATTGGTATTGGGTTGGTGGAGAATCTGAGCCTATCCAGGTAAAGCTCGCAAAGGTGGTTAATCTAACTTCTTTTCCCGGAGATCGACGATATGAGTGTGAGTTTCTGGGACGAGGAGAAATTCATAATGTTATGTTGAGCGATCTTTTCGAAACCCGGGAAGATTGTATTAATTCTTATATTAATTGGGGAGCTCAAAGAATTAGTGAGCTTACTAAAGCCATTACTTCTGCCGAAGAAGATATTGTCAAGGCAAAAAATAATATTAACATTTGGGAAAAGCAGATTCTAAAGCTTAGAGGTATGTTGAAAGAATAATCATGCTTTCTCAACAAGATCGTTTTCTATCAGCAAGCACACCTAACACTAGGTTTATTACAACCTTTACAATATCCAGGAATCCTGGTTCCCCAAAGATTCTGTTTTTCTTGAGGAGAAGAATTATAACGATTCAACAATTCTTCTCGACGGGTTTTAACTTCAGGGGTGCATCGACAAGCAAATGCGCAATACTGACAACCATCATATTGTCCCATGATTACTTTTCCTTTTAATAAAGAGGAGCTGTCCCGAAGAACCCCAGCACGTTGAGATCATCTTCCATGCTCTTACGCTTTTCTTCCAAGGGAATTTCTGCAAGAAGATCCAAAAAAGCATTCACATCATCATCCGAACCGTTCTGGTAATCCTCATAACGAATTCCCAAACGTTCGCAAAGAAGCTTAGAGCCCAAAGGACGATGAACCCACTTCTCGGCTTCAGCATCTTTATAAAGATACATTTGACTTAGCCTTTCCTAACTTCAGAGATTATACTTATCTTGAATCGTAGCGATTTGCTTGCGCAATTCAGCCAGATCTTTTTGAAATGAGGTGCGAACATCCACATCATCATCGATACTTTCGTATGAAGCATCGATCAACCGCGCACTAGCTGCGGTCATATGGTTTCGTGCGATTCCTCTTGCAGCATAAGATTCTTCACCGTAGCTCATGATTAATCTCTTTTAGCCTTTCGTAAAAACGTTTACGACTTCGAAGTATTACAATCCACTTGTTTGATATTGCTACTTACCAAAACATCTGGACATTTCTTGGTATGATGAATGGCTTTTTCGCGCGAATCCAAACCAATGAACCCACACTTTAGAACATTAGCTGAGCACATTAGCAAGGACCTTTCGTAAAAACGTTTAGCTTCTATGTTTTATTAATTCCTTTACAAATTCTTTGACCTCCTTTGTAATGTTTAACTAATCTATCAACACTTCTTAAATTACCTAAATTACTAATCTCGTAACTTTCTTCAAAACCTTTAACTTTTTTCCAAATTTCCATACAATTATTATTTTTTTAATTATAATAAAAGTATGGATTTTTTGTTTACAATACTACACCAACTTTATAAATTTATTAACCTTCATAAGCACCTCGTGTTGGTGTGTCTATTGGTCTTGTTGAAACTAACGAATCGTTGTTTACTACATATCCATATTTAGCAGCTTTAGCACCTGCAATTTGTTTTGCTTTTGGTGAATTAACATCAATATTTACACCTTCAAAACTTGCATAAACTTGTTTGTTCCATCTATGGTGACAAGCACCACCACCTTTATATAACCAAATTGAATAAGTATCAGCTCCTTTTGGACCCCAACCTTTGTTTACTGCTTGTTCTGACATTCTAATAATATCTTCTTTTCTGTAGATTTTATCAGCTTCAGTCATTTTCTTGCAAAACAATCTACTTTTAGCGTTAGTATCACCTGCATAAACGTAACGTGTAATAAAACGAATACCATCAATGTTTTCATCTTGTTCACTTTTAGCGTTTGGTCTTGCTGAACCTGTACTTACAAAATTGTAAACTTTAGATAATAAACTTTGTTTTGGTTCTTTAGCTAATAATTCATTTTCAGCATCGTCATTATCGTAGTCAACTTCACTTTCATCAACCAATAACCAATTTGCTCGTGGTTCTTCACCTAAATCAATTAAAGCATCAGCTATTTCATCATCTAAAGTAGAATCAGTTGAACAACACACCTTAGACATTTTAACACCTGTTTCTTCTTCGTTCGTTTCTGCGTTAAGTGTATTTACATCAATAAAATCAAGTGGCTGTATTGTCTTAAAATATAGGTTTAAAGCGATACCATTTACTGCTAATATTTCATCAATAGCTTCAATTATTTCTAATTGGTATGGTCTAATAACAATATTGTCAAATAAACGTGTTGCAGTTTCAATTTCATCAGCATTATTACCTAAACCACCACCTGTATCACGAATTCCTAAAAGCATTGGTGAAGTAACTCTATGTCCAACGATTAATTTTTCAAAACATTCAGTGCTTAAATATTGATAATGTTCAGGTGCATCGTTTAATGGAATATCATCAACAGTTGTTTTATTGTCTGCACTTGCATTAAATGATACAATTACTTTATCACCTTTTGAACCTGTTAATTTGCGTTTAACTTCACTTGCAACTTCTTGACGTTTTTCTTCAGGTGGTATATTGTTATTAAAGTTAATTACTTTAGTACCACTAAAACCATTCATTACATCGTTAATCAAGTAATCTGATACCTCTTGCTCTAACATAGCATAAGGCAAAGCACCACTATAATCAATAGGTGTGTAATAATGATAACCTGAAACGTATGGTTTAATAACATACAATTCAACTTCTTTACCATTACCAAATTTAAATGCAGGTATGCGTTTTAATTCATCACCTTTTTTATATTTAGACCAATCAGGATGGTAATACCAAGCTTCAATTTCACCTTTATCGTTACATTTTTCTGCTCTTAATGTGTGCATAGGAAAATGCTCAACAGATTTAACTTTACCATTCAAGTAAATAACTTGCATAGCAGCCATACCAAGTAACTTACGTTCCAATGATACTTTACGCAAACAATCCTTTTTTACAATAGACATCATTTGTGCGTATTCGTTTGGCTTTCTGTTTGAATCAGTAGCATCTAAACCTTTACCATAAATCATATTAGCAACACCTGTAATAATAGCGTGATTTGTATTCGAGTACAAAAATCTATCTATTAGGTATTGAAAATAGTTGTTATCTTCACCGTATTCAACAAACTCTTTATTTTTAGATTCTGTTATTACAGGTGAATTATAAGCGCTTAAACTTAAAATGTGTACGTTATCCATAAATTATGTATTCGTTTTCAGAAGTTCTTTGAATATAATCATCTTTGTTTATACTAAATTGTTCTATTATTTGATTAGTGCAAAATATTTTATCTTTGTAAACTACATCAGTACCATTTAAAATAGTAAGTGTGTAGAATTTATTTTGTATTATCGGAAAAACCAAATTAGTAACTGCGTAATATTTATCAATCGAAAATACGCATTCAATAGTTTCTTCTGTATTAGTTTCTTCATCACGTAAAACAATAGCATCAGCTTCTAAACCATCAATAGTGGCATAAAGGTTTTGTGGTGCTTCTTGCTCTTTTAGAATTATCATTGTTTTTATTTAAAAATAAATAATGTAGTTAATTGTTAAAACAAAAAAAGGGTAACTAAAAAGCTACCCTTAATTTAATCTAAAGTTGATTATTAAGAACCAACAACTACTGTAAATCCTGCAGCAGTTAACGTGTCACCAATAAAGTTAGCAGGTACTTGTTCCATCCCTGTTAACGTTAAAGTATATCCACTTAAATCACCCATAGCACCACCTGTTACGATAGTACCACCTGTAACATCCATTCCGTGTTCTAAACCTGCATAAAAGAAGTTACCATTGTTATCTTCTACAATAACTTGTGGACGACCATAAGCCATTAATTTTAATTCTTTGTGGTCTTTAACAGTTAATTTTTTAAATGTTAATTCCAATACTTGCTCAAAAAACGTTGTTCCGTTTTCTCTTGAGCTATTGATGTTTTGTGTAAAAGTTGAAGCACCTTTCAATTCATATTTGTAAGCTGATGGAGTACCTGCTACTGAATCAATAACATCAGTGTTTGTACCATCGTAAGTTACACCTGTCATATCGCCATAGTTAACGAAATAAACATTTTTTAACCCACCTACTGAATCTTTACATACTTCTAATCTTCCACTTGATAAATCACAAGCCATAGTTATATATTTTTATATGTTATTAAAAAAAAAGGGTGGCGTTTTTTCCACCACCCCTTGAAATTGGTTATTCAAAAATTATGCAGGAGTGTAAAGAACGATGTCAGAACCGATTCCGTATTGTACACCTGCTGTAAATCTCATAACG